GGTGTGTACACCGGCGATAAATTGAGGGACGCGAGACGGGCAGCAAAGGAGGCAAGTTGATGATCCAGGATTCACCCTTGATCTATGGCAATGAGGAATTGTTGATGGCCGGTTTTAATGCCAATCAGATTGTAAAAATCTGCAATGCCGCCAGTGTGCGGTGCCTGAATCCAGTTGCATTGGGTGAGGCGATCAAGGACACAATGGGGATACTCGCGCTATCTGCGCCCGATGATGCTTTTTTGGAAGTGTGTATAGAAGTTGCCGACGCTCAAGCGCTGCGCAAGCCGCAAGGCGGGCGCAAGATTGCCAGAATGTCAACCGAATTATTTATAGAGATATTGACCGATGGGCGGAGCATTGGTGGCGATGGCTTGATTATCCGCTGCGTCAAAGGATTGCCACCAGGCGCAAAACTAGTAAGTATCTACCCGTCTTACCAGTTCCCGAATGTGGTAGATCCGGAGTGGATTAACCTTGTATTTGAACATCCAGACTGCCCGCAGTTCGATGTGAGGCAGCGGACTGGTGAGTTGATCGTGGAAATAGAGGGGTTATTATGACTGAAATGGATCAAATAAACCAAATTCATAGTGTTTTCACAGCAGAGAATTTTGCATGTCCACCAGATGGCGAGGCGGTCTGTGATTGCGATAACAATCCCGACTTTGTTCCGCCACCATTTGAGGTTGACGTGCTGATTGAGATACGCGAATTACTCAAGTGCGTGCTAGCAGAATTGGAAAAGTAGAGCGCAGGAGACACTATGCCCGACGCCATAGACTACGGCGACGTAACCGATTTCCTCAAGGCGCTCGACCGGTTCCCCGCAGAGGTGGACCGCGAGATCCGCCCGAAACTTCGCGCGTCCACCGAGTTGCTACGGGGGGACATTGCAGAGTATCCACCGGCAACGCAGGCAAACAGGCCGCCAGGCGACGGCCATCGCTGGTACGAACGTGGATTCGGTACGCGGACCGTGACGGGCAAATCATACCCAACAAGTGAAATGCTTGGCCGTAGTTGGACGACGAGCGTAACCGGGCGCGGTCCCTGGGAGGGGCGCGTCGGAACAACGGCGAGTTATGCACGGCCCGTCCAGGATGAAGATGAGCAAGCCGAGATCCACCGGGGGCGTTGGCCGACCGTACAAGGCGCAGTGAAGAGAAATACACCAAAGATCGTTGGGTTGATCCTGTCGGGGATTCGGCGGGCGATTGCGTTGCTGAGGAGGTAGATATGCTAAGTGACCTTATGACATTGTGGCTTGTTCCGTTTTTAATTCTACACACGGTTATATTTTTGACCGGATACAAAGAGTTTAATAGTGACGAATCAAGCGCGATTAAGCGTGTGACTAGAACGCTATATCTGATTTGTATGTCGGCATTTCTTGGGCCGTTTGTGTGGATTGGCTTCCTGTTCTTTAGCTGGAACGTAAAGCGAATTAAAAGAGAAACTGGCAGGGTGTTGCGCTGGTGAGGAGGTAGGGATGAAAACGGAACACGGCTATAACATTATAGAGAGTCCAAGCGATTTTCAGGACAAGCGTATTCTGCACGTCGAGCAGTGGAAGGACAGAGTTATGAAAGTGCACATGGCCCAATACAATGTCAATCCAGCGCAATTTTGGACTGCATTTTGCACAAAAGAGCAATTGGAAGCGGGGCGCAATGGATGCTAGAGATAAGCAACTCGCCGTTGCCATACGCGGCGTATGTGGTTATTAGGATTGATTGAAAGATGAAAATAGTACACAAATTTCCATATTGGATGACATTTGCAAAGCACAAGCCTCACGCCCGCCGGTCAAAATCGCCACTATTAAGGGCGATTGACTTGTGTTTGTGCGCCGTTGGCATACACCGGTGGGAGAGCAGGTCGTGCTATCTCGTGAGCAATCCGGCTGGCATGCACTGGAGAGTTTGTAATAGGTGTAACTCGTTTATTGACGGGAGAGGCCGCAAATGAAAACGCGACGCGAGTTTATGCGCGATACATTAGTCCTATGCTGGCTGGCGCTATTGCCAAAGTTGCCCAGCGCCGAGGAGCTACTTACTCCTGCGAATTTCGATACAATTACTCTTACACTGGACGAATTTCCTCAACTACGCCCAGGGTACTATTATAATTTTCCGGGATTCTTTCCAAAGTTGGATACATTCGGAATATCATTGTAATGAAAACAAGACGTGAGTTCATAAAAGCAATCATCGCGGGCACGGTGGTATTATTTGTGCCGCGTCCGCAGTCGTTTGCTGAATGGCGCGCCTCCTATTTGAAGCGTGGAACGATGCCACCAACGCCGAAATTGGACAACTTTGGAATATCGGCAAAGACCGTGCGTGATGCTATTATCGCTATCCCGAATGAGCATTTCGGCGACGGGCGCGCTTGCGAGGATGGGTATACAATTTTTTCACGCACGCGCAACGGTGAGCTTGAAGAATTTTCACGTCGGTGCGCAGAGCGATTTGACATCAGTTCTCAGGATGCGCTTGAGCAATTCACCGCAATGTGGCAGCGATGCTCGTTTCCACGCCTTGACACCTACGGAATATCAACTGGAAACGTCCGGGAGAGGCTGCGCAAAGAAAACCAGAACTGGCACACGATGGACACTGAGGGACGGCAGCAGGCGTTTTTGTCCGCCGTGCTGGACGAAGCGGAGGTGATGCTTGACTGACGAAAAGCAGCTTGACCTTGATGTACGCTTGCGCAAACTCGCCAGCCAGAGGCCAGGGTTGCAATCACTGTATTCGATGTTTGGTTTGACGTTGCCGTCACACACGGCTGAGAATGATGACGGCACTCTAACAATTACCTTCACCAGCCGCATAGGCGCGCCGCAGACGGAAATTGACGCGGGGCTGGTGCTCAGAGATTTAGTGGTGAGTACACTAATTCAATCTGGTGGATCTGAGGAGGAGGTAGAGCAAAAACTAAACGGCACTGGTGGCCGTGAGCCGGTTGGACTCCTGACAACAGACGAGATCAAGGCGCTACAGGCGGTGGAGCTTGGGCCAGATGACCGATAAGCAACTCGCCGTTGCCATGCGTGCCATACTCCTAAACGCTGTTGACGCGCTTGAGCGGTGGATGAACGGCAAGTGGCCGGGGACGGTTGACGGATTAACGGGTGAGTTGCGGAAGTGGTATAAAGAGGGAAGGTTAAGATGAACATTGACGAAATGGAAGCCGGGCCTGAGCTTGACCAACTCATAGCCAAAGAGGTAATGAAGTGGAAACGACACAAGTGGCCTGAGCCAGAAGGGAAGGGCGACCATGTTCGCTGTACTGAGTGCGGAGCGTATTTTATGTCCGCTGGCATAGAATGGCATACCGAGTTTTGCTATCTACAATTTCCAGAAGTGCCAAAGTTTTCTACTGACATTGCGGCGGCGTGCCTTGCATTAGATGCTCATAGGGCCGACTGGCTTTGGCAGTTTTTAGAAACCGATAGCGGACTAGTGATCTCTGTGCTTGCGGGGAGGCCACTAACAGACAAAGAAAAAGAAATTCGCCCGCATGATACCAGATTTCATCTTGGAAAGGTGCAAGTATTTTCTGATTGGAATATAGAGAAAACGCGAGCGCAGGATTATGCGCTCGCAATTTGCCGGGCGGCACTAAGGGCAGTTGCTATTGACAAAACATAGCCAAGTATGATATACTACCTATAATCCAGAGCGGGAGGGGCAACTCAGCCCGTTACCGCTCCGGGCTAATCAAAACAACTAAATAAGGCAGCCTGTAGTACCATACGGAGCGCCGCACTTTCGTCGGTAGCCGGGAAACCCCGAGCGCCGCCAGAAGTGCGGCTTTTTTGCGTTTAGGGAGAGTGAGTAATGAGAGAGGAGCCGGGATTGCAACATCACGAATGCAAAGAGTCTCTACCTGACAATGTATGTGTAGAGGGGAATGAGAACGGCGAAGATTACGAGTGGGCACTCTGTATACAACACGCGGTAGCGCCTAGGATACGGACAGAAACTACGCTTACAATTCAATTTTGTCCGTTTTGCGGACTGAAATTAGAGGTATAGACAATGAAAAAGAAGGATCAAAAAGCAATCGACTATCAAGCGGAAATCCAGCGCGTGAGGCAAGCGTGGGATCAAGCGCACCCAAACTCCCCGGCTATGGATGTGGGCGGCCCAGCGTATACCTGGGTTGAACGCGTCCGCGACGACTCAATCATAGTCGAGTTCGACAGCAACCTCTACGAAGTCGCATACACGGAAGGTGAGGACGGCATTGAATTCGTCACGCCTGACGAGTGGATTAAAGTTGAGAGAGTGGAAACTTACGAGCCGGTGGGCACGAATGCACTCAAGGCCGTCTCCATGACTGATGACGAGCTTATCGTCGGCAACTATATTATTCTGTTTGGCAGTGAGGATGTGCGGGATCTGGAGGGCATTGCTTCCCCCCGCAAAAATGCCGACGGGACGGTCGGTGAGTTTTTCACCAAGGCAACACAACTAGAAAGCGCGTACACGCAAACCGGGCAATTACTCGTAGATTGGGAGCACGGAACGCAACCCGACAAGGTGCCCGTGCAGCCTGGCCGACACGATATTTTGGGTTACGTTGATTGGAAAAGCACCCGCGTTGATAAGCGGGGAGTGTGGGCGCAAACGGTGCTAAACCGTCACAATGAATACATGGACTTTTTATCTGTGCTCATTGATGAGGGAGTTGTCAGCACATCGAGCGAGCCAGTACAGAGTGGCGTAAAGTCAGCCGACAATGGTAGAATCACAGATTGGCCGCTGAGGCGCAATACGCTCACCGTAACGCCAATGGAGCCACGAATGACAAGAGAGAACGTTTTACAAGCGATGAAGGGACTCGCGTCCCTGGACGACGCTTTCAAATCGCTATTGCCGGAACAAGACAAAGCCGACGAGCCGCCGGAGCAAGAGCCGAGCACAGGGGATGCGGGGGCATCCCGCGCGGCTGAACTGGCAGCGAAGGCGGGCCTGGCAGGGGCGAGACGACTTTTAATTCAAATCGAGAGAATGAGATAGGAGGACAGGACAATGCTGAAAGGTTGGGAGAAACTACTGGCAAAAGCGGTTGAGAAAATCGACGCCGCCGACGCCATTTGGGCGGATGACCCTGATGACGAGGCGTCAAAGGCCGCTGATGCACTGATGGAAGAGGCCGAGGAATTGCACGCACGCGCAAAGAAGATGAAGGCCGCCGACACCATCAGGGAAGCGGGCGAAACCGCCAAAGCCGCACGCCTGGCGCTGGAAAGTGCCCCGGCGAGCAATGAAAACGGCGGGTATGCCATCGCAAAAACGCAGGTCAAGGATCACAAGGATCATCCGTACAAGTCAGTTGGTGAGTTCTTGATTGACGTACAGCGCGCGCAGGGCGGAACGATGGCCGAGAAACTCGCTCCATTGCGCAGTGACGATCCGCTCAACGAGAACGGGTTCTCGGTCGGCAAGGCGCTTGGTATGCCGTTCGCTGGCAATATGTACCAACAGGCCGTGAAGAGAGGCAAGGCAATCTCTGGCATGAGCGAAGTTGTGCCGCAAGATGGCGGGATACTCGTTGGCGAGGACCGCCAAGACGCCATAATGGGGCGCGTGTACGACGTAGGCCAGTTGTTACAGATGGCCGATATGACGCCCATCAGCGGCAATTCAAACTCTATGGTGTTCTTCCGTGAGAAGGAAACAAGCCGGGCCACCGGTAGCCGCCGTGGAGGCATTCGCTTCTATTGGGCTAGCGAGGGCGAGGAAAAGACCGGCTCAAAGCCAGCATTTGAACGGCAGCGCCTTGAGTTGCACAAGGCTATCGGGCTAGTGTACGCAACTGACGAGCTACTGGCCGATGCGTCCGCCCTGGGTGCGTGGGTGATGAAAAACTTGCCCGAGGAATTGCGCTTTGGTATCGAAGATTCAATGGTTAACGGCACGGGTGCGGGCCAACCGCAGGGGATCGTCGGGGCTAACTGTACCGTCAGCATCACCAAGGAGGTCGGGCAGGCCGCTGATACCATCGTAGCCGAAAACATCATGAACATGTGGGCACGGCGCTGGACGCGAGCAAGTGATTATGTGTGGCTCGTCAATCAGGACACCGGGCCGCAACTATGGCAAATGTCACTCGCCGTGGGCACGGGTGGCGCGATAGTTTACATGCCGCCGGGTGGCTTGAGCGGTGTACCATACGCCACGCTGTACGGTCGGCCTGTGATTGAAACCGAGTACTGCGAGACGGTTGGCACGGTCGGCGACATCATTCTGGTATCGTGGGATGAATATCAGATGATCGAAAAAGGGGGGATGCAAAGCGCATCCTCAATCCATGTTCGATTCATCCATGACGAGCAGGTGTTTCGATTCGTCACTCGCATTGACGGACAGCCTAAGTGGTCCGCTCCCCTGACCCCGTTCAAGGGCACGAACACCGTCTCGCCGATTGTCACGCTGGCGAGCAGAGACTAGCAGGAGGTATAAAACAATGGAAATTCTCGAAAGACTTCACTTTGTAAAAGGGATCGACCCCGCCGCCGATGCTTTCGCCGGGACCGTCTCAACCGACGTTTTCAAGGTTCAGGGAGAGGGCGCTTGGGGAATGCGCTATCACGGCGTAGGCGCAACCGGCACGAGCACCATCACCGCTGAGGCGTGCGACAATGTAACGCCGTCCAACACAACGGCGGTGGCGTTTATGTACCGCATCAGCACAACCGGTGACACGTGGGGAGACTGGACGCAGGCCACTGCTAGCGGTTTCACCACGACCGCCGGCAGTAGCCAAATGTATGAAATGTTTGTGCCAGCGTCAGAGTTGGCATCCGAGGGTTACGGGTATTGCCGCTTCAAATTCGTTGAAGTAGTGGCTTCCGCCGTTCTCGGCGGTGTTCTGTGCGCCGTCGTCAATCCGCGCACGCAGCCTGTAAACGCAACTGTAATCACATAAACAATCCGGGCGGGGCGAGCAATCGCCCCGCCCCAATCGGCTAACAAGGGTTCGAATCCCGGATAGCAGGAGGTAATAAAATGAGTAGTAATCCAAACAGGACTGCTCTTTTCGTCCGCAAGGCAAGCGGTGGCATGTTCTCTGTCGAGGATGTGGTTGATCACCCCGGTAATATCTGGTTTGTGGACTCTGGGCAAACCACGACTGGCGGGGACACCGTCGGCCACGGCAGGAATCCAGACGAGCCATTCCTGACGCTCGACTATGCAATTGGGCAATGCACGGCAAACAACGGTGACGTTATCTATGCGATGCCGGGTCACGCTGAAACCTGGACAACGACCGGCGTAAAGGTAACCCTTGACGTTGCCGGTGTCAGGGTTCGCGGCCTGGGTGATGGCTCCGACCGACCAACGTTCAGTTTCGGCCACACCGGAACGACCTGGACGTGGAGCGCGGCTAACGTCAGTATCGAAAATCTGTTGTTCGTGACTGCTATTGACGCCGTGGTCACGTATGCCACCATCACCGGCGCGGATGCCAAGATCGTCAACTGTGAGACCCGCGACACAACTGACATTGAGGTCGTCACGGACTTTACGTGTTCCGGCGACCGGCTTGAGGTGGACGGACTGTTCAAAAACGGCTATACCGGCGGTAATGCAAACGACGCCGTGCTGTCGTTGAATGGTGTGGAGCGGGCCGAGATCAAAAACTGTCGGCTCATCACCAAGGTGCTGACTGCAATCGTTGAGTTTGTGACCGTTGCATCCACCGGCGTCGAGATTCACGATAACGATTTCCTGGTAGATAGCACGACCGACCTTAGCAAGAATGTGGTGGACACAATCACCGGGTCGACCTGGTCCTGCTATGACGTGTTCGACCTGGGCGCTGGTACATCGTTTTCTGGCGGCTCTGGCGCGGCACTGGCAGGCGACGACGTGAGCGCGGTCTTGACGCAATTGACATCGTCTTGTACCAGTGTAGGAACGGCGGTTGACTCGGTTCAGACCAATCTCACGTCCAGTGCAACAAGCACCGGCACGGGGGTTGACTCGGTTCAGACCAATCTGACCAGTAGCGCTACGAGCACAGGCACGGCAGTTGACTCGGTTCAGACAAACCTTACATCTAGCGCGACTAGTGTAGGCACGGCAGTTGACTCTATCCAGACCAATGTAACATCATCGGCTACAAGCGT